TTTTTTTTTTTTTTTTTTTTTTTTTTTTTTTTTTTTTTTTTTTTTTTTTTTTTTTTTTTTTTTTTTTTTAAAATCTAGTGCAGGTCTAATCCACGCCACTAGAAAATATGAAACTACCACCAAGTTTCATCAGTCAAATGATCCTGCCAAGTTCCAACATTTTTAGGTAGATGATAAGCGCGATCGAGAATATTTAAATTCAATAATTCTTCTCTAGTCGGAAAATTAGAATGAGTTATCTGAAAATTGATTTTTCTCAAATACTTAACATCTTCTTGAAGCCATATTGGAATATTACGAAGAAGATAATCAGGACCAACAATCTTTACACTCTGCTCAAAAGACCATTTATAAATTAATCTAATATAATTATAGGCAACAGGATCAATGCCTAAAGTATCATATGCCAAACCAATCAAGCGAGCAAGATTGATATAAATGGGAGCACTACGATCTCTAGGAACACCAGCTCTCCAAAAATATTGAGGTAAAGGACGCCATGAGACTATCTTAGAAATTTTTGGTTGATGAAATTCAAGATTAAAATTAGATGAATCAATAAAATGACGTTTAAGATAAGTCGGACCAGTATGAACGTAATTTAGAACTTCATTATTACGAACAGTCATATACGTCAACATACAAGTAAATTCCTCAGAATTTTTCATTCTAATTCCATGACAAACCCACAAATACTGAACAAACCCTTCAATGTTAATAAAATTACGAAGATTTTTAGGATAAATTTTAAGAAAATCATCTCCATAAACAGCTAAAGCAATTAACCTACGACTTAAATAAGTCCAAATAACTTTACGAATTTTAGGTTGTACTTTAGCCATAACATTAAAAACATAAGAGAGCCAGTAAACAATACCTACTATCCAACTATCACCATGAGAAGTCTCTAAAGAACCACTAGGCATAACTCCGATCAATAGAACGAAGTCCTTTAGCCAGCGAACAGTTTTACCAGCAAGCTGCTCTGCACAAGACTCAAGAATATATTGAAAAGTACGATAGTGAGGGTCCTCATCATCACGCTGAACCCAAATCTGAGCAAACATTAGATAAAGAACAAGAGGAATAGCAGTGATGGATGTATCCAAAGACTTAATATCACCAGAAGCAACCAACATATCACCAGAAGATACAAATTTATAAGTACAACAAACATTATCTTTAGAATCCCCAGGAAAAGAAACACGTTCATATTTATCCATTCGCTCACCATGCAAGGCATTATGAAGAAGAAATGCACCCCCTCTAGTCCAAGTAAACCCAATTGAGATATTAACAGTCATATTTTTAGCTGCCTTTTTACCATAAATTTCAGTACACTCTGGAAAATACGTTCGTTCACCTTTCACTCTAGTCTGGAAAAACTTATGAAGCATAGAATCATTAGAGAGAAAAAATAAACGAGATTTATGAAACATTTCAGAAACTGTCACATCCTGTAAATTACCCAAGTCAATTGGAGAAATATTTTGTTCCTTTATAGATAATGTGGTTATAAAAGCTTTCAGATGCTTCTCAAAAGGAACAACTCCTGCTTGAACTTCATCCATCGCAAGGAAATAAGACTTCAACATTTCTTTAATCAAAAGAGCTTGTGATTGTTTCTTATTAGGTTTAGTAGTAAACTTAACCTTAGTATAGGGATCAAGCTGAAAATCAGGCATCTCAGGCCAATCCCTAAAACCACATTTAGCAACATTATATTTAAATTTATCTAAATCAGAAGGCTTAAATTCAAATTTAAATTTTTGGACTTTAACACAATAAGAATAATAAAAATTAAGAGCACGATGAACGTCATTGAAATTAAAGTCAGGAA